GAAAAACTGAATTAGAGAATACTAATATGATAGCTTATTCTATTCAATGTGCTTACAATAGTTTTAAGAACAACATCAAGAAAGATAGTTTAATGGTAAGCGGATTGTCTTTAGTAGGAATTGAAAACCCAAAGAGTGAGATTGAATATAAGGAATATTTTGAGTTCGCATTAGATAAGTTGACCGAGAAAGTAAATCAAGATAAGAACGATTTTAAACGAATGTATTGGGCTAATATTTATGATATTTTAATAACCCACAAAGGAAACATTTTAAAGGCACAGAGGCAAATTAAACTGCCTTACTTTGAAGTTCGCAAGGCAGTAAGAGAATACGAACAATATTTAAAAGATTATTTTAAGAATAAGATATGACACCAAAAGAAAAAGCGAGAGAATTAGTATTAATGTTTTTACCTTATGTTGCAATAGATGATATTTGGGAGGGTAATCAATATTTACAAAAGAGAGGTAATGCAAAAAAAAGTGCATTAATAGCAGTTGATGAGATATTGAATGCAATAACTTTCAATATGTATGATGAAGAAGAATATAATAAAGTGAATGATTTTTGGGAAGAAGTTAAATCCGAAATAGAAAAAATATGAAAACAATAGACTTCACACCAATAGAACTTAACGATGTAGAAGTTACATCAATAGTATATGATAAAGGTCAGCACCACTACTTTAAAAAAGAGTACGACAATAGCCATATAAAGAGTGTAGAGCAACAATCTTACCTTTTCGAGTATAACCCTATGATTGAACTATCAAAGTCTTTTACAGACGATAAGTATTACGGAGTGTTTAGTTGGAAGTTTAACTACAAAACGGGACATACTAAGAATACTCTATTTAACGCAATGGTAAAAAAACACTTTAAAAGATACGACATCATAAATATTTGTCAGCCATTGCCTGAACCATATTTAGAATTTACAGAAAAAAATCACAAAGGTTTTATGAAATTATTTAAAGTTATTTGCAAGGAGTTAAATTTAGTAGTTGCAGAACCTAAGCACACGATATACGGAAACTTTTTTATTGCTAAAGGTAAGGTATATAAAGAGTATATTGAAGTGTTAAAGACTGCTATTCAATTAATGGATAGTAAGTACACAGAGTTATCTTTTAAGGATGCTAAGTATCAAAGTGGATTAAGTCCTGAGCAATTAAAAGAAAGAACGGGATTAGATTACTATACCTTTCACACCTTTATACTTGAGCGTTTATTAAGTGTTTGGATTGACAATAAAAGAATATCAACATTAGACTTATGAACTTGACCATAATAGTAATAACATACAATGAGGAGTTTATCTTACCACACTTCATAAAATGGTATCGTGATAGGTTTCCTAACTGCAGAATAGTAGTGTATGACAATGAGAGTACCGATGGCACTAAGAACATTTGCCTATCAACCCCTAACCTCACTTACATACCTTATCACACGGGCAACAAACTAAGTGATAGTACCTACTTAAAGATTAAGAACAACGCATGGAAACACGCTGATACTGATTGGGTTATTGTATGTGATGCAGATGAGTTCTTGGATATTACTCCTGAGGACTTAAATACTAATCAAACCTTATTTGAGAGTAAGGGTTATAATATGTGCAATGTTGATAATATAGACGATGTATGTAATATTAGACATGGAGTTGAGGCTAAACAATATGATAAGATAGTTTGCTTTAATAAAAAGTACATCAAAGATATTAACTATGGTGCAGGTTGCCACCACGCTGAACCGATAGGCGATGTTATTTTTTCAAGTGTAAGACCTAAGTTACTACACATGAAGTTTATAAATGTTGACTTATTAGTGAACAAGTATAAGAGTTATGCAAGTAGGTTAAGCGATGAGAATAAGGCAATGAGGTGGGGTTACCATTACGAACAAGAGGAATGGAAAATTAGAGAGGAATATAAAAACACATTACAATTAGCAAAAATAATATGAATACAAAAACAACGGCAGTAGAATGGTTATTTGAAAAACTTTGGAATGAGCCAAAGGATAAATTAACATGGAACGCTATATTTAAAGTAGCTAAACAAATGGAGAAAGAGCATATTTTTGAATTTTGGAAAGGTGGTCAATATTCTATGGAAGAAGGTGGGAAATCATTTGAACAATATTACAAAGAAACTTATGACAAATAAAAGATTTAAAAAAATAGAACATTACTATCACTTAATTGAGGGTTGGTTCAACATGGAAACTCAGTACTTAGAACTACTTGATGCAACCCCTGAGGGTGGTACATTCGTAGAGTTAGGTTGCTACAAGGGTAAGTCAACTTCATTTATCGGAGTTGAAATCCACAAACAAAAAAGGGATATAAACTTCTTTGCAATAGATAGTTTTGAGGGTTCGACTAATTCAACCGATGTAAATGAAGTTAAAGCATACGAGGGCATTTCAGAAATAGAAGAGTCATACACTTACAATATAGCACAAATAGGCAATAAGATTAAAACTATTGTTTCCTTATCACATGAGGCGTCTAAATACTTTGAGGATAAGTCAGTCGACTGCCTGTTCATAGATGCAGGACACAGCAAAGAGGCAGTTATGAAAGATATTGATTGTTGGTTACCTAAAATGAAACCTAATGGAATAATGGCAGGGCATGACTACACCGCTTGGGAGGGAGTTAATCAAGCAGTAACCGAAGTATTTGGAACACCTCACAAAGTTGAAAACGATTGTTGGTTCATTTATATTAACAGATTATGAGCGAAATATCAAAAACAGGATATTGGAATGGCGAAACTGCACACCACCACCATGTACACTCAGAGAAGTTAAGTGAGTGGATTATTAAGTTTTTAGGTGATAGAGGGCAAACAAGTATAATAGACTTTGGTTGTGGTTTAGGCAACTATTGTAAAGATATAAAAGACTTTTTTGGTAATTGGGTTGATGTATTAGGAGTAGAGGGTAATAAGCCTAAACAAGCAGTTTATACTAATATGATAGAACAAGACTTGACAAAGAGTTTTTTAATAGATAATTTCCCATGCAATACTGCAATTAGTTTAGAAGTGGGAGAACACATACATAAAGAACACATGGCTACTTATTTGGATAACATTACTAAACACGCTGAAAAGTATTTAATAACTTCATGGGCAGTAAGAGGTCAGGAGGGATTTGGTCATGTCAATTGCTTAGATAACCATGAGATAATACCTGAGTTTGAAAAGAGGGGGTTTGAATTAATGGAAAAGGAAACCGAAGATGCAAGGTCAGTAATTGAGGATAAAGCACATTGGTTTAAAAAAACTATTTTGATTTTTAAAATAAAATAGTACTTTTGTATTAACGATGTCAATTAGTGTAAATGGTAACACCCAACAAGATTGGAATAAGAGTTCGAGTCCCTTATTGACATTTAATTTAAAATTATGAAAAAACAAGATATAGCAATTAAAGCATTGATTGAGTTTCCAAAATTAAGTAAGAACGCAATAGTAACTTATTTGTTAGAAACTTATCCAACTTATTTTAGTGACTACGAAAACACACGCTCAATAGTTCGAAAGGTAACAGGCGCACAGGGTGAAAGTAGATTAAAATATAAAGTAGTAGACCATAAGCCTGATATTGAAACTCAATTTAACTTACCACAATCTAAAGGCGAAAAAAGAAACTTTATAGACTTACCGAAAGAGTGTAACAATATTTTAATAATTAGTGACATACATTTCCCTAACCACGATGTTAAGGCATTAGGTAAGGCTTTAGAATATGGTAAGACTAATAAGATTAATTGCATAGTTATTAATGGGGACTTATTAGACAACGAACCATTTACTAATCACGATGCACCACCACCTAATAGTTCAGATGTTAGGGATTGGTTTCAAATGACTGAGGACTTTTTAGATATGTTGCTTGAAGAGTTTAAATGTCCTATCTACTTTGTAGAGGGTAACCATGATAATTGGTACATGAGATACTTAATGAAAAAAGCACCCGTTTTATTTAATGACCAATACTATACTTTGAGTGCAAGACTTAAGCTAAGAGAGAAAGGGATAGTTTGGATACCACAAACAAGTGTTTTAATGATAGGTAAGCTACCCGTGACACATGGTCACATGATTATTAAGGGGTTCTTTAGTCCTGTTAACCCTGCTAAGGGAGTGTATAATAAGATTAAAGGTTCAATGCTTATCGGTCATTGTCATACAACTTCTGAACATAGTGAGAGTAATTTGCAAGGCGACTTGAATACAACTTATTCAGTAGCTTGTTTATGCACCTTAGCACCTAACTATGACCCGTTCAACTGCAAACATAACTTAGGATTTGCGAGAGTGATAGTTCAAGAGAATGGTAATTATAGAGTAGAGAATAAAAGAATAGACCAAAATACATATGAAGTATACTAATCAAATAATAGCTATACTAATATTTTTTTTAACATTATGGACAATACCATATAGTTTAACTAAAATTATAAAAGGAGAAGATGTTCAAATATTTTTAACAATATTGATGACTCAAATTCCTGCATACATTAAAATGATAAAACACTTATGAAGTATATTAAAAAAATATTAGGATATTCTTTAGGTTATACTTGTTGTATAGCGTATGTATTTATGGTTGTATTAATGATTAAATATATTTTTGAATAATGAGAACAAAAGATTTAATAGGTAAAAAAATAAAAGGCTTTTATTATAGGCCTAATAAAAAAAGACATTACACACACACTAAAGAAATGGAAGTTAATATAGGTAAGGTTGGAGTAGTTCATCAAGTTGGTATGTGTGGCAAAGTTGTGTTTATAAGGTTTAAAGGTTTCCCATTGGATTTGGCCTATCCTTTAAGATTAGCAAAAAAACATATTATAAATCTATGAAAATAATATTAGGTCAATCGCAAGGCGTAAACTATCACAGACTATTCAATCCTTTTCAATACTTTAAAACGGACTTTGTGGCTCAAGTAACCGAACCTGAAGATATAATAGTTTACAATGTTAGAGGCATACATCAATCGTTACAATCAATAAAAGAACTTCAAATTAAAGGTTCAAAGGTATGGGTAGATATAGATGATTGGGTAGAGAGACCATTGTGGCATTCAAACAGACAACCGAATGAGTTAGAAATAACATCAAACATAATTGCACACCTGAAAAACGCAGACATCGTTACAACTGCATCAAAGAAGTTAAGAGATGAACTATACAGACAATTTAATATTCAATCTATTTTAGTTCACAATGCAATAACCACAGGAGGCACACAAGTTGAACATGAGTTATCATTTGGGTGGATAGGAACACTTAGTCATCACTTAGACCATAGACTATTAGCTATTCCTTTATTTCATAAGTACAAGGCAAGTAGAGTATTAGGTGGGGCGAGTGGTTATGTCCCTGAGTATTGGGAACACCTGCAACGAATATGGTCAGGTAATTGGCAACATCAAGTAAAAGTATTAGAGGCAGTAAGTGTAGATGATTATATGGATATGTATGCTTTAATAGACTTTGCATTGCTACCAAGTTATGATGACCTATACACCTCGTGCAAATCTAATCTTAAACTACTTGAGAGTGCAGCCTCAGCAATACCAATCATAACCAACGGAGGAACTTATAGCGATGTTAAACCTTATCAGGGTATAAGAGTCAATGGTGCGAAAGAATGGCGTAAGGCTATTGAGTTACTTATAATAAGTGAGCATCAACGAAACGAATACGCTTTAGGGTTGCAAGACTATGCGAAAGACTACACGATGCAAAAGAGTTACGAATTAAGATGCCAAATTATAAATACTTTGTTAAATAAAAATTAAATATTATATTTGCAACTATGAATAACAATATAAACTTTAAAGAATTAAGATTAGACAATTACATTTGTATTAACAATAATTTACATCCATGTAGAGTAAAAGAAATTACTATGTCAAGTGTTGTAGTGGAGTCTATAAAAGAGAATTATATCGAACCAACGATAAACTCAATCAACCCAATACCACTAACAGAGGAATGGTTATTAAAAATGGGTGGTAAAAAAGTAAACAATTTAGATTGGTGTATAATGTTTGGTGGCATAGAATTTTATTGTAGATATAACAAATTTTGGTATTGTTCAATAGGCTCAGTCTATTTATCTGATAGAATTCAATTTGTTCATCAAGCCCAAAATCTATATTTTTCAATAACAAATCAAGAACTAACTATGAAGTAATGTTTTACATTAACATTGAAATAAGCAAAAAGAAACCAAAAGAGAAACCCAAACAGGTTACGGATAACGAACCACATCAAAATATAAAAACAACAAAATGACAGAAAAAATTTACTGCGGAAACGCTAAAACGATTGAAACTAAGTTCGGCAAGATGCTTAAAATTAGTTTTTCAAAATCAGACCTACAAGCATTGAACAAAGCTATGGAGGGTAAAGAGTGGGTTAATTGCAACCTAAAGAAAAAACAAACAATAGTAGAGGGTAAGCCTACTCACTATCTTGAAATCGATACCTATGTAAAAGGAACTGATACAAGAAGTCAAGTAAGCGATGCAGAAAACTTGACAAATGATGAACTGCCATTCTGATTAACCGAACAACTTAATAAATACGGATGGAAAAAGATATGACATTTACCGAATACATTAAGACGCAAGGTTATGAATTGATGCCACGCAAAGGAAACGCTGAGGACTTTTCTACAATGGCAGTAATGACTTCATATTATAAAAAAGATGATATAGTTATAGGGTGGGGATTAAGCGAAGTAGGTAAGCCTCCGACATTAACACATCCAAGATTATACACCTTAACTGAAACAGAAAATAAAACAATGTGGGTAAACAATGACGATGCTACTATTGATAGAATAATGAAGTCAGTAAGTAATGAGGAACTATTAACAAGGATTGAAAACAATAAACTTAGATTTGAATTAAACTAATGGATAAACTATATTCAATACTATTATCTAAAGGTAAGGAAAGACTAATCTACATAGACTTAACTGAATTAGAAGTAAATGTAAAAAAAGATAAATATAATGAACATCATTGTATAATAGTAGAACAAGAACAAGACAAAGGTATTCAAATAATAATTAAATCGTAATGGGTAATAAAAAATACATAGAAAGTCCCGACAAACTAAAAGAACTATTCTTAGAGTATGTAAAGCATGAGGCAACAAACCCAATGTACAAAGTTGAATATGTAGGTAAGGATGGGGAAATGGTAAACACCCCTTTACAAGTGCCTATAACATTTGAGGGGTTTGAATGTTACTTAGCAGATAGAGATATAATACAAGATTTAGGGGATTACGCATCAAATAAAGATAATAATTATTCTGAATTTTCCACTATCATTACGCACATACGCAAACATTGTTTTGTTCAAAACTACAAAGGTGCAAGTGTAGGCTTATTTAACGCTAACTTAATAGCTAAAAAATTAGGATTAATATCTAAGGTAGAACAAACAAATATTGAACAACCTTTATTCCCCGATAAATAACTTTTGGATAAGTGGAATGTTTATAGTATATTCGCACTATGGAAATATTTAAAGAGATAAAAGGGTATGAGGGTTTATACTTAGTATCTAATAAAGGCTATGTAAAGTCAGTTCAAAGAGTTATTTTAAGAAGTGATGGCAGAACCCGAACAATAAAAGAAAAGATAAAGATAGGAACACATGACAAAGGTTATAGTAGAATTTCTTTAGTAGATGAAAATGGTATATCAAAATCATATTATGTTCACAGATTAGTAGCTCAAGAATTTATAGGTAAAAGTAATTTATATGTTGACCATATTAATGGACAAAAGAAAGACAATAGAATAGAGAATTTAAGATATTGTACTAATTCCGAAAATTTAACATTTAGGAATACAGATAAAGAATATAAGTCAAAGTGTCCTTATGTGTATCACGATAAAATAAGAAATCAATATCGAGTTTATAAATTTGGTAAAAGGTTTAACACATTTGAAGAGGCAAAAAATAAAGCAATATGTTTGTACGGACTACCTCAATAAATAAATTACTTAAACTTGATAAGTTTATAAAAGGAGTGCAAGGCGGTTCAAGTGCGGGTAAGACATTTGGTATAATACCTATTGAAATAGACTATGCAACAAAGCACCCTAATACAGAAATAAGTATTGTTGCTGAATCGATACCTCATTTAAAGAGAGGGGCAATAAAAGACTTTAAAAAGATTATGATGTCAACAGGTAGATGGTTTGAAAATAGATGGAACGCTACTGACTTTAAGTACACATTTGCAAATGGTTCTTATATTGAATTTTTTAGTGCTGACATCGATAGTAAGTTAAGGGGTGCAAGACGTGATAGGCTTTATATTAATGAGTGTAATAATGTAAGTTTCCATGCTTATACAGAATTAGCAATGAGGACTAAACAATCAGTATTTTTAGATTGGAATCCTACCCGAGAGTTTTGGTTTCATGCTGAATTAATGAATGATACAAATGTTGATTACATTACACTAACATACAAAGATAATGAGGCTGCCCCAAAAACTGCAATAGACTTTATTGAACGTGCAAAAGAAAAGGCAAAGACATCGGACTATTGGGATAATTGGTATAGGGTTTACGGATTAGGCGAGATAGGTCAAGTACAAGGTACTATCTTCACTAATTGGCATCAAATAGACAATGTTCCTCAAGAGGCTAAGTATATCGGGATTGGCTGCGATTTCGGTTATTCGAATGACCCAACTGCAATAGTAATGGTTTATAAATGGAACAATGAATTTATCTTAGATGAAATAGCCTATCAAAAAGAATTAAGTAATAAAGCAATAGCAGACATTTTAAAGCCTTATGGTGGGTTAGTAGTATGTGACTCAGCCGAACCGAAATCAATAGCAGATTTAAGGTCATACGGAATAAATGCAACACCATGTGTTAAGGGTAAGGACTCAATAATAAATGGCATACAAAAGATACAAGCACTTGAAAGAATACATATTACTAAGCGGTCAACTAACTTAATTAAAGAGTTTAGGGGTTATGTTTGGAAAACGGATAGAAACGGAACTATATTAAACGAACCAATAGACTTTCAAAACCATTTATGTGACAGCGTACGTTATATCCTTAGTCATGTGATAGTAAGTCCTAACTATGGCAAGTATCATTTAAGGTAATGAGAATAATTAAATATAAAAAACCAAAAGTCACTTTAATGATAAACTATGTATTAAGTTTATGGAGTGTTATGTATTTTAGATTTTCAATTAATTCGTTATTATATTTTTTAAACATCAACATAGTATTATTAGGGTTTCAGTTTTGTTTGCTAATTAAAAAAGCTAAGCAATAAACATTAATTAAATTTGTTTTATAATAGATGACATTTAAAGACGTAACAATACTACAATTCCAAAAACTACAATCAGCATTTAAACACTTTGATGGTAACGCTTATGAAGTAGGCATGGCTATACTTGACATATTTGAGGGTGTACCTAAGACCTTATCAAGTCAATGGCTCGTTAAAGACTTTGATAAACGATTGGCTAAATATCAATTCTTAATCGATGCTGAGATGAAAGACAATGAGTGGGTAAAAGAGTTTGAATTGAATGGTAAGGTTTACAAGGTTACTCAACAAGTACATCATTGGAATGTTGAGCAATGGGTAAGCATGGGTACTTTAACACAAGACCCCGATAAGATAATTGAGAATGTACATTTGATATTAGCAACCTTATGCACAGATGAAAGGGATATAATGGATAGGGCAAATGAGTTTCAAAACGATTTAAGTATTGAGGTTGCTTATCCGATTGCAGTTTTTTTTTGCGCTGTTATGCTGAAATTTCATCACGATATGCCAAGCTATTTTCAGGAGGAGGAGTTAGTACTTGGTTTAGCCTAAAATGGGGTTGGTACGATGTAATAATAAAAATGGTAGGCTTTGAAAAAAGGAATGAAATATTTAAGACACCTATATTTGAGTTCCTTAATCACATGGCATACTTGAAAGATGTTGATATATTTAAAACGGATATAAAATGAGTGCAGAAATAACAGAGAAAATTGCAGAAGTACTTGCTGAATGGTCACAAGGTAGAATAGACAACGCTAAGGACTTATTGAAGTCTCAGGCTATACCTTATACAAGTCCTTTAAATCAATCAATACAAACCACCGAATTAAAAGTTGAGGGATTAAATATTGGCATAGGTTTTACTGCTAACGATTATTACATATTTATAGACGAGGGTGTTAAAGGTTTAAAAAACAGAGTTCAAAATAGTGGAGTGTTTTCATTCAAGACTCCGTTTCCAAGTAGGGACATGATTAAGAATTTAGAAGATTACATACCGAGATATGGAATAGTACCAAGTGGTGGAGGCAAAAAGGTAACAATACCTAAAAAAGAAAAGGCAGCAATAGGTATGGCTTATGCTATTAAACAAAAAGGTATCAAACAGAAACCATTTTGGAAACCAACATTTAATGAGGCAGCCTTTAACGACTTAGCTGCAAGACTTGAGGAGGTTTTAGGGGAGGATATTAATTTGACCTTAACTATTGAGTAGCAATAAAACATTATTAACTTTGTTTTATAGTTGTGGCAATTACAATCAATCAACAACCGAGCGGTTTAGTATCGGCATTTAATCATATTGACTTCTTAGTTGATACAAATAATACGCAACCGATATTTAGTTATCAGATTAAACCTATTGTATCGGGTAGTGCAATAGCTCAGTACGTTAAACCTAAATCAATCTATGGAGATAAGGCGCACTTTGATGCACAGCGTACTATTCAGAACCAAGTTAGCTATGACATCACAGGAATAGTAAACAACACCACAGGCATCTATAAGGCAGCTAATGTTTTTAAAGAGTTCTATATTCAGTTTGCTGAGTTGTCCGGAACAACTAACACCAATGTAGCTAGTGGAAGTCCAAGCAATAGTAATACCTTAATAGCGGTCAATACTGCATTTGAGTATGAAGATACATTTAAGACTGATTATATTCGTGACTATGTAATAGATGCCTTTGCAAATAAGTATTTTTTAACAGGGTTGCGAGGTGGTTCAATCAGGATAGGTTCAAATGATTTCTTTGAATTAGGTATGATGCAAGATAAACTATCAACATCATTTAGTAAGTTAGAGATTAAAACTTATGGGTTTGGTGGTTCTTTAATCGGCACTTATGTAATTACAAATTCATTTGCCAATACCTCAACAACAAGTGAAATGTTTTTAAGTTGTCAAGTAGGGACTGCAAGTTTAAACTCTCAGACCTTAGCAAGTGGCACACAACCGATAATAACCGATGCAGTAGATAAGTACACCATACAAGCATTGAACGCTGCTAACACTGCTCAGAGTGAGTTAGTGACTTTTCAAATAGATAGAGATTGTTACAAGTACACACCTGTAAGAATATTTTGGTTAAACAAAGTAGGTAGGTTTGATGCTTATAATTTTAACTTTGCAAACGATAAGTCATATCAAGTTACAAAAGACTTCTACCTTAAGCAAGGTGGTGCAGTAGTAAGTAATAGTTTTGTCCGTTCAAGTTACGAAACAGGCGATACTGCGTTCAATACACGAATAGAGAGTACAATCAAATTAAGAACAGACTATATTAGCACGATAGAGAGTCAATGGATTGCTGAGATGATTAAATCCCCTTTAGCGTTTATCTTTCAGAATGGCAAACTTTATCCTATTAAGATAAGTACAAGTTCGTACACTAATAAGGACACCCGCAAAGATGGAATGTTCATTGAAGAGATAGATGTTCAATTCACCAACGCATCTTATAGACAAAGATTTTAATGGATAGAATATTAGAAATAGGAGAGTATCAGATTGAATTGATGGATGAGGATTTAGTACCCGTTACGAAATCCGTTTACGATGTTCAAGACCCTAACCAAAGGAAGTCGCATTTTACCAAGTCAATTATCCTGCCAAGTAGTAGAGTAAACAATCAAGTATTTAGCGGGTACTTTGATGCCTCAATGTTTATATCAAGTAATGTTCAGTTTGACCCGTTTTACAATCCAACTAAAAAAGTAAAGGCAACATACTATGAAGACTCATTACCTGTTATTACGGGTTATTGTCAATTAGTAAATATTAATAAGACTAAAGAGTTAATCGAATATGAACTAATTATCTACGGAGAGAACGCTGACTTCTTTAAAAGTATTGAGGGTAGGAAGATGTCCGATTTGGATTTGTCAGCACTTGACCATGTTTATACTCAATCACAAATAGCATCAAGTTGGACTAATGCAAGTGGATATGTTTATCCTCAAGTAAAGAACGGGAGGCAAACAGATGTAATAGTAAACACTATTCAAATAGCAGATTATTGGAAAGTATCGGATTATGACCTTTGGTTTTTTGTAAAGACTTTATGGGATAAGATTTGGGAAGAGGCTGATTTTAGATATTACTCAGACTTTATTAATACTGATACCTTTAAGAAGTTAGTTTATAAAGGTAATAGCAATGGCATGGTAAGAACTGATACTGAAATATCAAATAGTCTTTGTGCTTATTCAATTACAACAAGTGGGTTATTCCCTTTTACTACTAGTGGTAGTACCTTTAATTTATACACAAACAATGATATTATATTTGATGTAGTAGAACAAGATGGATTAAGTCAATATGACGATACAACGGGTATTTTAAATGTAGATGTAACTGCAGACTATGACATAGTATTAAACTTAAACCCTGTTTTAAAGAATGTAAGTGGTAGTACTTTACCAAGTGGTAGTGTGTTTTTATTTAGTGTATTATTAGTAACATCAAGTAATGTTATTGCAGGGGTTATAACACATCAACACGTTTTAACAAGTAGCTTAGCAAACAATGCCTCAATACAAATAAACGTACAAAACGAAAAGATAGGACAACTATTAACAAGTGGTACTAATTATAAATGGGTAGTAAAAAACCAAGCAGGAGGTACTGAGGTTTCAATAGATAGTTCAAGATTTGATATATTTTTAACTAAGGATTACGGATTAGGAGATACTATCAATGTCAATAGTTTACTAAGTTCTGAAATGACTCAAAAGGATTTCGTTATGGGATTAGTTAAGATGTTTAATATGTACATTGAACCTTATTACTTTAGAGCAAACGACCCGAACTCAGGAGGCTACCTTACATACTTGATTGAACCGAGAGATAACTACTATACCTCAGAAATAATTGATTGGACTTACAAAATAGATTACAATAAAGAGTTTACAATTAAACCAATCGGAGGGGCGAAAGAAAAGTTTTTTAACTTCACTTACGATTTAGATAAGGACTATTATAACAACCTTTACAATCAAAGAAATGGCAGAGTCTTTGGAGATGTTAATGTAGATGTTCAAAACGATTTCTTACAAGGGACTAAAGAAGTTAAAATACCTTTTAGTCTTATGGTAGTGGCTAAGAACTCAGACCCGAAACAAGGACAATATAGACCTTTAGCAACTGATTTAAAAGACGAAGAAAATAAAGGTGTAAGGAACGATAAGAGTAAGCCTAAGATAATGTACTATAATGGATTATTAACGGGTGATGCTTGGGACTTTGGAGATGATGGAATAGGCACGAATAGAACAACCCGATTAACTTATCCAAGCCTTTCAACATTTGACAATACAACTGACCCAAATAATGATTTATGTTTTGCAACTCCTCAGGAAGTATTTTACACAAATGAAAACGGACAAGTAGTAGTATCTAATCAAGGACTTTATAATAAGTTTCACAAAAGAGGATTAGAAGAAGTTAATAATAAAAATAGTAAGATGCTAGAGTGCTATGTCAACTTAACCCCGTTTGATGTTCACAATTTAAGTTTAAGACCGATTTATGAAATAGATGGTAATCACTATCGATTGTATGAAATGAGTGACTACAATGGCAAAGAAACCACTAAGTGTACTTTTTTAAAATTAACCCCTATTGATGCGGTTGCTAAATCAAACGGAACAACAAGAGGTGGCAGAGGGTCAGGTGCATGGGGAACTAATCCTGATTTGTATCATGAAACGGGCAACCTTAATGATAGAGTAAAAGGAGGGGATTTAGTGTTAAGGTCAAATGTATTAACAGGTGGTGGTATTACATATTTGCCTCCCGATAAGGACAACTTAGTAATGTTACAATATAGATACTTAACTACTTCAACTGATTTAATACTTACAGGTGGTGAGGGTAGTCCAATTTATTTATTCGCTGATACAACCGCAGGAAACTTAACTATTACAATGCCTGACCCTGATTTGAACACGGGCAAATTGTATATTGTTAAACACATAAATACATCACACAAAGTAATAATCAATAATTTTGATGGTACTTTATTTGAAGAATTTTCAGGCAATAATACACATGAATATTTAATGGATGGTGGAATTATAATTAAAATAAGATAATGGCAAAGAATGTACAATTAACGGTAGATATAAAGGGAGGGGACTCCGTAGGCAAAGCAGCCGAAAAAACAAAAACACTCAAACAGGAATTAAGGGAGTTAAAGAATGAATTAGCAAGTGGCAGTTTAACGGGTAAAGCATTTGATGAGGCAACTGCAAGGGCAGGTAAATTATCCGATACTATTATCGATGTAAACAATCGTGTTAAGGCTTTAGCAACCGATGGGGCGGATGTAGTGTTAAAAGGTTTTGGAGATATGGCAACGGGCATAGTAGGTGGATTTGCTGCGGCTCAGGGTGCTATGGCTTTGTTTGGTTCTGAAAATGAAGATTTACAGAAAACCTTAGTTAAGTTACAAGGGGCAACCGCTTTATTAAATGGACTACAACAAGTAAACGCTACCTTACAAGGAGATAGTGCTGCTATGGTGGCTTTGAATACTGCTAAGACAAAAGTATTAACCTTTGTTCAAACACGATATGCAGCAGCAGTTGGTACAAGTACAGGCGCTTTAAAGTTAATGAGGATTGCAGGGGCAGCATTAGGTATCGGTTTAATAGTTGCAGCAGTTGGTTTATTGATTGCAAACTTTGATAAGATTAAAAAGGTAGTATTAGGGTTCTTGCCTGACCTTTCAGTATTAGGCGATTTATTTACTAAGGTTAAAAATGCAGTCATGGACTTTGTAGGCATAAGTTCTGAGGCTGAAAGACAAGAGGAAACCGCATTT